CGCAGTAGCAGCAGGAAACTCTACCGCGCCGCTGTTGCTAGCCGTGTCACCTGTTACGGTGAACGTGGCCGCTGTGCGAGCGTATGAGCCGCCTGTGACCTCTGTACCGGCAGCGCCAGTGTCAGTAGGGTCAGATGTAAAGAGGCCGATATACCACGCTGTAGGGCGTGTAACTGAACCTGCTGTTAGTCCCCAGTTGAGGACGTCTGTCTCGAACGAGTTAGTAAAGCTCATCTAATAGCTCCTGATCTTTAATCGTAAACCAGAGCCGCCAGACTTGGCTTTATCGCTCTGCAAATTAGTTCCTGCTACAGCACCAGAGTATAACACACTCCAGACCTGCATTCGGGCGTCGTCCTTCAAGTATGGGGCAGACTGAGTCAGCGATCCGTACAGGTAGGCATCCGGTGACATCTCTAGCAGCCAGTTGGAGGCGTTAGAGTCTGATAGTTGTTCTAGCTCTGCGTAGTACAGTAGCTCGCCGCTATAGGTAGTATCGGGCGTAGGATAGACCTCTATAGCCTCACCTGACACAGCGTAGTAGCGTGGCTTGCCTTGGGCGTCGTTAGTGTCCATGCGGTATTGCAGCATGTCGTCTAGCGATAGCAGCTCTAGCCTTGATGATTTGCCGTCGTCTAGGTGAAAGCGAACAGGCTCGAGGAAGTCTGCCGGTAGCTGCGAGTACCTGGTGTCTATCTGACCCTCGGACCGCTTCTGCATCTTGTAGTGACGCACCTCACGCTCCATCTGGGCCTCTGCCAGAGAGATGAACGTAGGGATGATCGCCGTTAGATCGTCCCGGTTGAGGAAGTCAGCTATTGTAGACTTCAGCTCTGTATATGTTGTGATTGCCATGTTTGTGTCCTGTTTACATCATCACGTCGAATATAGACTGCGGATTGTACACCTTAGTCTTGGGCGTAGATGACAGATCAAGAAGGCCTCTGATTGCGTCCCTGGCGAAAGATGGCATCGCCATTTCTCTCTCTCCAGTTTCAATGTTGCGACGATATGGCAGTAAGTCGCCGTATTCGTAGCCCTGCTGTGGTTGCGGGTCTATGCCAAGCGTTTGCATCTTCTGGTTAACCATAGCGTTGTGTCTTGCTATAGCCTCGTCCTGCATCGGATTGACGCTGTCTGCGTTGCCCATAGATGTCATTCCTAGCAATCCTGTAGCAGCTCCCGCCGTTGGGCTGCTGTAGAGAGACTTGCCTGTCTCTAGGTAGGTTCTAATGTTGTCTAGCCACTTCTGGTCAGTAGGCTGCCCTACGTTTTTGCCTCGAATGTTAGCAGCAACAATAGCTTGGTTGTGGCTAAAAGGCTTGGGCGCATTTCCAGAGCCTGCCTTTGGCTTAGTCATTTCTTTTCTAAGGCTATTGTAGACGTCAGGCATCATCACTCTGAATGGTACGCTTTGCTCTAGCCCGCCGTAGTAGTCACCTGGCATTCCTGAGTCATAAGACAAATGAGTATCTATAGGTCTGATTGCCTCATCTATTCTTGGCGTGTACATAGACATGCCTGCGTCGCCTAGCTCTGTGCCGCTAAGAGCTTTGTCGTTAACCGCATCAATGGTCTCTCTGTAGATTGGGAAGCCCTTATCTCTATAGTCGGCTTTAGCCATAATCTTCGTAAAGGCAGTTCTCATCTTACCAATAGACTTAAAGCCACCTTGGCCCATTAACTGATCCATTGCGTTAGGGTCGTCTAGTCCTACCCATTGCGGATACTTATCCCTAAGCTCGGCGTCAAAAGCAGCTTTATCTTGCTTGCTAAGCGGCAATTGATTGACCTGTGTCATCAATGATTGAGCGGGAGGAGTGCTGAAGTTTGTAGAATCGTCCCCCATTCGATTATAGACAGCCAGAGGCTCTTTCTTAGAGTCCTTAGCCATCTTAATCTGGCGATTATGAGCACTTTTAGCTATATCTCTGCTAGATGCCCACCCAAGGCCTTGATCAGCATTCTGCTGACTAAACCTGTAACCACCCTGCACTGGAAGCTCACCGACATTCTGCCCACCGACCATTCTAAGCAGGCCAATGTCAGAGGGATCGCCACGGTTAGCTATCAGCAATCTGTCCATCATGTCTTCTGGCTGAACGATTCTTCGCTCGCCTAGATCCGCTCTTTCAAAGTCAGTGCGGAATTGATTTTGAGCAGCGTTCATCTCTCGCTGAGCGACAGCAGGGTTCTCTAGCGTTTTCTGATACTTGGTTGCGGCTGACTTGACAGCGGATGGGTTACCGGCAGACTCTGGCTTAAGGAATCCAGTAGATACAAGTCTATCAGTCAGCGTCATGCCTGCTTGATCTAAAGCATCTGTGATGTTAGCCAGTAGTCCTGCGACTATTTTCGCCTTGCCTGCCATGTTATGTCCTCATGTACCGATGACATGAGTATAACACAGACTAAGCGATCCCTCGGATGTTGCGACGGATAGGTGCTCCCCAGACATGTGTAGGCTTGTAGCCCACTGCTAGGTAGCGGAAGGAGTCTGCTGCGTGTGAGGTCCAATCGTGTAGAGGTCTGCCACGCCAGTGCTTACCGTTCTCGTCCCAATCCCTGCGGTACTGCCTTAGAGCGTCAATGCCACGCTCGCAGCGCTCCTGGTCAAACCAACACTGAGGGATCATTGAGCGGACCTGCTGTATACCGTCCTCGATGCTGAGCATAGGCGCTACTATGACGTTGTTAAGGCCTAGAGACTGCAATACCTCTAGCCTAGACTTTCCGGTGCCTAGCTCCTTGACCCGGACGTCGTGCGGCAGGATATGTTGGTCGTAGGTGTAGCCCTTGCCCTGTAGCATCTGCACATAATGGTCTAGAGCGCAGCCAGAGTTCTCGTAATAGTCAATGATTCGGATCTCTTTGCCGATATACTGCGCGAACCAGATCACGGTCGTGTCGGCCATACCAAGGTCCCAAGAGGTCACCACAGCAGTAGACTTGTCGTAGGGCACAGCGCAGAGCTTGCCCTCTGTCTTAGCCTGTAGCATCTCTAGAGCGTAGTAGCTGCCCTCAACGTGGATGCGGTAGTCGCCTTCCCAGACGTGCTGATAGATGTCTGGGCGCTTCTCTAGATCCTCTAGCCTTGCCTGCTCTAGCACATCAGGGAACCACGGATTGTCAGACCACTGGAGTTCAGCGATCTTGGCGTCCTTTGGCGGGTCCTCACGGAATCGTTTGTGCGTTGCTGAGTTCTTGCTCTCCGGGTTCCACGTCACCCAGATCTCTGAGTCGTGCTCTCGGACCGACGGTATAAGCTTCTGCCACGCTGTCTCGCTGACACTCTCTGCCTCATCTACCCAGGCTAGCAATAGACGCGACTTAGACTTGAGAGAGTCTACGTTAGTGCGGAGGCCTGCGAATGCGTAGTTGATCCTGCCGTCCTTGCTGCGGATGTAGCGCTCACCGATCTCGTAGTAGTCAGCCAGGAACGACACAGAGCTGATAGCTGCCTTGATCTCCTCGAGGGATGACTCACTGAGAGAGTTGAGGTGCTCACGACCACAGAGGATGATGCCTGCCCTGCCCGCCTTGCCTTCCTGGTAACCCCTTAGAGCTGTCATTAGAGCAAAGGTGCGAGTCTTGCCTGATCCACGGCCACCATAGGCGCCACGGTATCTAGCCTTGCCCTCAAACACAGGCACTAGCTTGTCGGGGATATCAATCGTCGCTGCTGTCATCTGCCCGCACTCCACGCAGTACAATACTGGTCGGAGCCAATGCGCCGTCAGAGCTTGTCACGTCCTGCTCAACGCGATCAGAGTAGCCATGCTTAGTCAGTATCAGCTTGGTGATAGTCGGGTTAAAATCGCCTGTGAGACCGTTAGAGAACAGCTCCTTGGCTTGCCTTGCCATTAGGTCGTCCAAAATGTGTAAAAATTCTTCGTTTTCGGCCTTCCAATTGTATAGTGTCTTCCTTGATACATTTAGATACACAGACAATCCCTCAATGGTTGGGATCACTTCACCATGCAATAAATACTCTTTTGATGCGTATCTACCTGCCTGCTCTATTAGAGCGTCGGTCAGCTTAGATGGGCGTCCTGCGGTCATAGTCTTATTCCGTA